CCCTACCGGATTTGTCGTTCATGCGACCCACATATTGGCGCACGCCGTTTCCCGGCGCACTGACGGGCGTGGTGCCTGCGCTGTCGGTGAACAGCGTGCTGTAGTCGCTGGGGTCGTACCACGCTCCCTGCTCGCCGGCAGAGAACAGATCGCGTGGATCAAACGGAGCAATGCCAAACCCAGCTTGCGAACCAAGCCCGATAGGCAGGCCGTTGCGGATGGGTACGCCGAAGTAAGGCATCGCTCAAACTCACTGGATGTTGATGGGCTTGGCGTAAACCGTGCCGCCGCTGGACACTTGGATTGCGCTCACACGCCACGTAGCTCCAGTGCCACCCGGCACGGCAAACGGAATCGGCGTGTTCGGCGGAATCGGCGTGTCGGCCGTCGTGGCGGTCGCGGCTTCGCCCACGCGGACGTAAGCCGCGGTCGTGCACCACACCACTACGCCCTGCGGGCCAGCGGGCCAGCCTGTGGTGCTGCCGGCAGTGCCGGTGTACGAGGCGGTCTGGGCCGCAAACGCGGCGTCGTCAAGGGGCTTGAGCAGTTCCACGGGGTGTCCTTTCGGGCCATCAGGCCAGGAATTTCAATTTATACACGGCGCTGAGATACAGCCCGACAATCTCGTCAATGATGTTCTGCAGCGGCGTGTCGGACTTGTCGCAAACTTTGTAGCGCATGTCCTCCAGCGACTTCAGCGAGTCCTGCAAAAACTCCAGCACGCTGTTGGTCTTGGTGGCCTGTTGCAGTTCAATCGGTCCGATCAGCCCGTGTCGGCCCTGATACGCCTCGGCGAACTTGTCCGCTAGGTCAATGATGCCGTCGTAGAACTCGTTCAGCGCAACGTGCTTGGCGTACGAGCGCGTGTTGAGGTGCGCAGAGTGCGCCACGTCCCTTGCAAGGAACAAGTGGCCGATGAACGTCTCGCAACTCATACCGGAACTCCTTCGGGCATCGTTTGCGGCGCGCCCAGCATGCCGCCAGGCGAGGCCGGGGCCATCGGCATGAACTGGCGCTGCGCAGCCTGCAGATCACCCACCGCCATGATATCCCGCATGGTCTGGATGATCATTTCCTGGATCTGCTCGGGCCTCATGCCGGCCTGTACCACGCTCAGGCGCTTCGTCTCGGCGTCGTATTCCTTGATCTTCAACTCCTGCGCTTCCATCGACTGGTTCACGCGCTGGAGCATCTGCATCATGCCCTGCAGTTCCTGCGTCAGCACTTGGATCTGCTGGTTCGCCGCCTGCAGCGCCGGGTCTTCCTGATCCTGCAGCAGCTTCGGGTCGATGGTCTTGCGCAGGCGCTCGGCAAGCTCGTCTGCACCCGGCCAGTCCATGTTCTTGACAAACAGGTCGCCGGCCACGGCCCACAGTTGCGGCGAGCCCTGCAGAATCTGCGACATGGCGTCCATCGCCTCCTGCCGCTTGGTCAGGTACGACGGACCCGTGGTGACCACGACGTCGTATTTGCCGACGCCGGGGTTGTAGATCTTGGCGATGATTACGCCCGACTGGTCTTTGACTTCACGCACCGGCTCGGGTTGCATCGGGTCCAGACGCGCCATCTTGGTCTGGCCGTCCACGCCAATAATGCGGGCGATGCGCTGCGTGTCGTAAATCTTCGGGATCAGGTCCACGATCTGCCGCGTGACATAGCGCACTGCACGGGCCAGATTGTCCACGTAGTGGTACGTGCCGGTGTCGGACTGCTTCTCGCGGGCCAGAATGGCTCGGCCGCTGCGCTCGTTGCTCGTCGCGCCCAAACTGCTGTCGTACTGCCCCGTAGTGGCCTTCAGATCGTCCGAGGCGCCCATCTTGGCAGCAATCAGGCCCTGCTGGGCCATCGGCGGCTGCGCACGCTGCGGCAGCGGGAACGAGTTGCCAGCGCCGTCAGTGGCGTCAGGATTGACCTCCAGATACGGCCAGTTGGTCGTGTTGGCGGTCTTCCACTGGTGCTCGTAGCCCTCAAACTGGCCGCCGTAGCCGATGAACGGGGCCTTGGGCGCCAGCGCCAGCATCTCGGCTTCCTGCGACACCCAGTAGTTGTACATCCGCTGGGCGTCCTTGGCATTCCTGACCAAGCCGCTGATGTGGATCTCGCCGTCAACCTCAAACTCGTTGCCGACGACGCGCACCACCGGAATCCACTTGCCGGCCCAGTCGCGCTCCTCGAGGACTTCGTACCCGTTGGTCTTGCACCATTTGACGCGCTGCTGCTCGGCCTGCCGGCTACGCATGGGCATCAGGCCCATCGCGCGCATCTGCTGGTCTTCCGGCGAGTCCTCAAACGCGGTCATGCCGCCCGGGTACAAGTGCAGCGTCTTGACTTCCTTCTCGATGTAGAAGTACTCCGCAATCCGCACCATGTTCTCGTTCAGCCAGTAGCCCGACGTTGAGTCGCCCACGCTGTATGACAGCAGTGTCGAAACCGGCGCGGCCTTGGGGTACAGGCGTTCGTACTCTTTCTTTGTCAGGTCTTGCGTGATGAAGCAGAACTGCGCGTCGGCACCGCACGGATCTTGGATCAGCGGGTCCATGTACACGCTGAACGAATTGCGGATGCGCCCGATGCGAATGTCCTGATCGAACGTGTCGGGATCGCAATACTCCGTCAGGATGCGAATGTAGCCCTCGCCGAACGTCACCTGGTTCTCGCAAGCCGTGTCGTAGGCGACGTCCGCGTCGGACATGTACTCGATGTGCCGCACAATGCCGTCGAAAATCTCCGCGACCTCCGGGTCAGCCTTGTCGTCAGCAGGAATGACCTTGCCGCTGGGGCGGTTCTGGCGCTGGTCGTTGGTGACCGACTTGACATGCTGCGGCAGCTTGTTGATCGTCAGGCACGGCCTGGCATTGATCGTCTGGCCCTGCACGCTGCCACGGGTTGCCAGCACATCCTGCGGCCACTGCCACGAATTGTCTGAACTGCCGGCATAGAACTTCAGATCGTCCAGCTCGTTCTGTCGGGAATTCGACACCGCAGCCTGCGCCATCGTCATGCGCTGACGCATCTCGGCCAGAAAATCCGCGTCCTGCTTGCCGCCAGCAGCGGCCACGCGGGCACCAGCGATGCCAGTGGGGTCGGAAGTGCGGTTGTACGCCATTACTTCTTCTTCGCAGGCGCGGGCTTTTGAGCCTCGCGTTTGACACTGTACGCGATGGCGACAGCCTGTTTCTGGGGCTTGGTCTGCATTTCAGCCTTCACGTTCTTGCGGAACGCTTCTTTGGACGCTGATTTCACCAGAGGCATGTTACCTTCCCGGGATGACAGGTTGGGCGCGGCGCGCCAGATCCATTAGAACAGAAAACTCGGTTGCCATCGTTGGGTCAAGGTGCTGCGCAACGCGATAAGTTGCAGAGCTTGGCAGCGCAGCATTTCCCATGCCAAAAGCAGAAAGCTCTTTTCCAGAAAGACGGTAATTTGCGTCTGGATGCGCAAACGCCTCTTTTGCTGCACTAGGCTCAAGCCGCCTAAACATTTCTTGACGCGGATTTGCTTTTAAATTTTCAACGTTTAGCATTAGTTTTGAATAGGCGTCTAAAAACTGTTTTTCTTCGCTGTTTAGTTTTTGATTTCTGCTTTTTCTTTGCAAAGCAAACGCTTGATCGTGAATTTGGCGCTCTGCAGCATGAGTTAACTCATGCACAACAGTTGCGGGTCGCGCGTTAAATCCAAGCGTAACAACCCCAGTTCTTGGAAGGTCATCTCCAAAAGCTGTGTTGTAATCAAAACTGCCAGATACGCCAAGCGGTCGTTGCTGGATAGGCGGCATTGCTCTGCGCGCAGACAAATAGTCCACCAGTTCGCCGTATTGCGGGGCTTCTGAAGCTTGCTTTAACAACTGTTGCACCGGATCTGCCTGCAAAGCATTCCGCGACGGCGGTGCAAGTGCGTTGCGTTGCGGCATGATCAGCACTTCCAGCGTTTCAAAGCGGCTTTGGCCCGCTCGCCGTCCTTGGCTTTCGCGGCCACGCCGCCCATTCGGGCGCAAAACGACGCTTTCCGCCCCTTATCGGCCTCAGTCTTCGGATTCGGCGCCGGCGCCTTCAGATTCGACCCCGTTTCGCGGTTATAGCGCTCGCGCCCCTTGGCCGTCAGGCCCGCGCCGCGCTCGGTGGGCAGCTTTTCGCCCCGGCCGACGCTCAGAGACACGGATTTCTTAGCCATCACCGCTCCCGGAGGCCCTCAGTGAGCCATCCAACCCGCCGAAACCACGCCGCGATCACTGATCGAGCGGCGCTGCTCCTTGGCATTGTACTCCCGATGCGCCAGCGGGAACGCAAACGTGCATGCCAGCGCGTCGGCAGCGTCCGGCGACGCCAGGCCGCGCGATTTCATGTCCTTCTTCGACTCCAGATACACCGTGCCGCTGCTGTCGGGCTTCGTTTTCGGCCCCGTCAGATCGGCTTTCAACTGCCGGTCAACGGGCACGTGCGCCGATTTCAGCCAGTCGCGCATCGCGCCCCACAGTTCGGCGCGTTTATTGCCCCACATCACGCTGGACTTGGCTTTCCAGCCGAAATTCACGCCTCTGACCTTGAACCGCTGCTCTGTCAGGCGATCCAGAATCCCGTATCCCAGCCCGCCCTCGTCAATCACCGTCAGCGCGGGCCGGAATTCCTCGATGGCGTCAATCACGTGCCCCACCACGGTCATCGTGTCGTCGCCTCGATACCGCCGAATCGCCACCAGATCCCGCCCCTGACGGGCCACGATCACGGTTGCGTCAGCGCCACTGCGCGCGGGGTCCACGCCCAGCACGATCGGTGCCGTGGGATCCTTGTACGCCGCCCGCTTCACGGCGTCATCCACCAGGCGCGGCGCGATAAACTGGTCTTCGCCGGCAGCGGGAAACTCCCCGTACACCTCAACGCGGGCCTCACGGGAGTCCTCGCCGTACTCATCGATGATCTGCTGGTACACCCGCTGGTCGGTGCCCTCGACGCTGCGGGCGTCGATCTGGATGTTCTTCCAGAAATCCCGCTTGGCGTGGAAGCACTCGAAAAAATAACCCTCATTGCGACGCGGATTTGAAAACGCCAGCCAGTACCTGTCGAGGATGTTCTCCGTGAAAAACCCCGCGCCCACCGCCCAGATCGGATCCGGAATGCCTGACGCTTCGTCGAAGATCAGCATCATCCCGTCCATGTTGTGCGTGCCCGCGTAGGCGTCCGGGTTTTCCTCGCTCCACAGCCGGCCCTCGGCCGCCCAGTACCGAGTGCCCTTTTTCAAATCTCGCTCAACAATCTGCGTCAGCCACTGCGCCGGCATGAGCTTCGTCGCGCTGATTTCCCACCAGTGCGAATTGATCAGCATCGCTGACCACTTCGTCAACTCGCCCCAGGTCACGCCGCGCAACTGCG